GAGGTTGATGAAGCGTTTGAGGTGGATGACAAGTTGTTCGCTGAACGCGCGTGGCCTGAAGACACGTTTGAGGTACTAACCGACATCAAGAAAGAAGAGGAATAAATCATGGGTTTCGCATCAGGTTTGGTGTCGCAGCTTGGCTGGGCAGTTGAAACCACTGCCGGTACCGCTGTCACCGTTAGCAAGTTCCAGCCCCACATCAGTGAGGGCGTACAGTTTGAGGTTAACCGCGCACAAGGTGAAGGCCTGCATGGGTCCACTAATGGTGTGGCTTTGCTGTCGCGCCACGTGCTGACCACGAAGTCTGTGTCTGGTGACTTTGAGGTTGAGTTGACTGACAAGTCTTTGGGCACGTTGTGGCGTGCAGCTCTTGGTTCAACGACCACTCCGAGCACGTTGACCACTGGTGTGTACCAGTCAGTGTTCCAGCCAGGCGATCAGAAGTCTGCTGGCTCATCGTTGACCCTGCAGGTTGGCCGGCCACAAACTGATGGCACCGTGAAGCCGTTCACGTGGAATGGTGTGAAGATTAGTGGCTTTGAGTTCGGTGGCAACGTCATCGATCCAGTTACCGTCAAGTTTGATATTGATGGCTGGACACAAACCACTGCCACTGCCCTTGCCACTGCGTCGTATTCCACGACGCAGGAGCAGTTCACTGGTGCACAACTGACTGTCGCCATTGGTGGCACCGCATCTACGACCGGCAGTGTTGTCAGCATCAGTGGTTCAACCGCGCTTACTGGTGTGACGTCAGCCACGATCAAGGGTGAGAACCCATTGGCCACTGACCGCTACTACGCCAACGCCTCGGGCATTAAGGCCGAGCAACTGGTCAACGGTTTGCGCACCTATGAAGTCGAGCTTGAAGTTGACTTCATTAGCCAGGCCACGCTGTATGACCTTTACGTTGCCAACACAACCACTGCCCTCAAGCTCACGTGGGCAACTGCCACGTCACTAACTGGTAGCAACAATCCTACCCTTGAGGTCATCATCCCCGCGGCGAAGATCACGAAGGCTGAAGTCAACGCTGAAGGCCCAGATGTGCTTGCACAAAAGGTCACTTTTACTGCCCTGTATGACGGCACGAATGCGCCGTTCCAAATCCGCACCGTCAACACTGACGCTGCACTGTAACTAGAAGGCTGGGACCAAATGAACATCACCATCGCTGGTGTGAAGTATGAGTTCGATTCTGAAAAGTTGATGCTCTCTGAGGCTCGCTCCATTGAGAAGGTTTGCGGGTGCACATTCCAGGAATGGAGTGAACGCCTGCAAGCCGGCTCAATGGAGGCCTTGGCGGCTTTGGTGTGGATTGTGCAAAAGCGCACGAACCCTGAGCTGCGTTTCAGTGAGGTTGACTTTGAGATTGGTTCGGTTGAGATCGATGAGGACGAAGTGGACGAAGCAAACCCCACGGTGCCCTCATCGGATACGACCGACTGAGGGCTCAATACGAACCATTGTTCGGGCACCTGTTTGGTTTGCATCCTTGGGATGTGGACCGTTTAACCGTTGGCCAGTTCGAGGCATACAAGTCGTTCGCCGATTCGTGGCGCAAAAGTCAGGAAGGATGATCAGTGGCAACCTCCAACCTGATGCTGAAAATCTTGGCGGTCGATAAGGCTTCTGGGACGCTGGGCAAAATCGGTGGCTCAATGGGTGGACTGGGTAAGAAGGCTGGCGCGATGGGCGCTGCGCTCGGTGCCGCTTTGTCGGTCGGCGCCGTAACAAAGTTCGCTGGTGATTCAGTCAAGGCGTTTGAGACCACTGGTAAAGAAACACTGAAACTGCAACGGTACATGGGTGGCACAGCTGAGGAAGCCTCTCGCCTCGGTCACGCTTTCGCCATGTCAGGTATTGATTCGGAAACCTCTGCAAAAAACATTGGTATTTTGTCTAAGAAACTTGTCGCTAACGACAAGGCCGTTAAGGGCATGGGCGTTTCTTATCGTGACGCTAACGGCAAACTAAAGCCGATGGACAAAATCCTGCCAGGCATTGCGGACAAGTTTCAGAAAATGGCAAACGGTCCTGAGAAGACTGCTTTGGCCTTGAAGTTGTTTGGCAAGGGTGGCGCAACAATGATTCCTATGCTGAACAAGGGTTCGGCTGGGTTGAAGGCTATGGCCGCGGAGTCAGACAAACTTGGCACCACGCTTTCGGGTAAGGACCTGGAGGCTGTGAAACAGTCCACGATCAACAAGCGCAAAATGGCCGCAGCGGTTAAAGGATTGCAGATTGCCATTGGCAAGAACCTGTTACCCATCATTCAGAAAATGGTGACGTGGTTCACCGAGCGCATCGTGCCCGCCATTGGCAGGGTTATCGCCCTCATCGAGAAGAACAAAGACAAGCTCATTCCTTTGGGTAAGGCTTTTGAGGACTTGGGTAAGTTCATTGGTGACAAGGTTGTTCCAGCGGTCGCCACTTTTGGTGGGTGGCTGGTGAAGTACCAGGGCTGGTTGATTCCTATCGCTGGTGGTGTGCTGGCCATTGTTGCTGCGTTGAAGATTTATGCAATCTATGTGCGCATTGTCGCAGCTGTGACTAAGGCTTGGGCTGCGGTCCAGGCGGCGTTAAATGTTGTGATGAGTGCTAACCCTCTTGGGTTGATTATTTTGGCGGTCATTGGTTTGGTCGCTGCTTTTGTCATTGCCTACAAGCGCAGTGAGAAGTTTCGCAGTGTTGTCGATGGTGCGTTCCGCGCCATTAAGACTGTTGTGATGAACGTGGTTAACTTCCTTAAGCCATTTATCACGACCGCGTTCAGTGTGCTAAAAACTGTGTTCACTGTTTACTTCAACATTTACAAGACTGTGTTCACTGTTGCTTTCCGCATTATCAAGGCTGTTGTGGTGACCGCGTTCAACGCGATCAAGACCGCTGTGCTGTTTGTATTCAATGCCCTGAAAACAGTGTTCACTTTCTACCTCGGTATTTACAAGGCAATCATTAGTGGTGCGATCAGGGTCATCAAGACTGTGTGGTCCGCTGGGTTCAACTTCTTCAAGACCAAAGTTGTGGGCACATTCAACGGGATTAAGACCACGATCAGTAACGCCCTGGGCACCGTGTGGGGTTTCATCACTGACCTGAAAACAAAGATCACTGGCATTGGCTCGAACCTGTGGGATGGCTTGAAGACTGGCCTGACATCGGTTATTGGGTTCCTGCGTGATGGTCTCAATACTTTGATTGGTTTGTTCAACAAGCCCATTCAGTTCTTTAACGACAACAACGGGCCACTGCCTAACATCCCATTGATTCCAAACATCCCAGCATTGGCTATGGGTGGCATCGTCACGCGCCCAACACTGGCCCTCATTGGTGAGGCTGGCCCCGAAGCTGTCGTGCCACTGAGCGGTGCTGGTGCCCGTGGCTTCGGTGGTGGCACCACAATCATTGTAAACACTGGTCAATCCATCAGCTCGAAGGATGACATTGCACGCGAGATCAGGAAGATCATGCGTGAGGGTGCTCAGCGTGGGGCTGTGCCCGCGGCCTGGAACGTGGCGTAATGGCAACGGGACTGCCTGACTCCACGACCATCGAGATTGAATTCACTGACGGTGTGTGGACCGATGTCACAAGCCTGGTCAATGTTGGTGCTGGTGCGATCACCCGCAAGGTGGGCCGCTCCACACAACTTGACACGATCAGTGCTGGGTCGTTGTCGTTTACCCTCGATAACCCGACTGGCACGTTCACACCAGATAACCCTTTGAGCACGTACTACCCGAACGTCGTTGAGGGTAAGCGTGTGCGGTGGAAGGTCACCGAGGCTGCGACAACGTACACGCGGTTTACTGGTTACATCACGCAGTGGGTCCCTGAGATTGATGGTGCGTCAGCGTCCGTTGTCAACGTCAATGCCACTGATGCGCTTGGTCACTTGTCCACGCGCCAGGTGTGGGGTCTGCCTGAGACCGAGATGCGCTACGACTCGCCCATTGTTTACTACACGCTTGATCACCCTAGTGACTCGTACTATGTGCCGTTCTATTCAGCTGTCGGTGGGCCATCCTTGCGCTATCAGAAAGCCCCCGTCGGTGGCTCGCTGGCTTTGAGCAGTGGCGTTGGTGCACCCTACGATGGACTGGCCTGCCCCACCTGGACTATGGACACAAACAGTGCGCCATACCTTTACGCCACAAACGCTAACGCCTCTGATCTGTCCACGTTCAGCATTGAATTGTTAGCCAAAATGGTTGTTGATACCACGCCAGGTTCTAATGATCTGGGTTTGCTTAAACTTGGTGACCTTTCAATCTATTACAACTATGGCACTGGTGAATTGGTTGTTGTTGATGGTGCAACTATTCGCCTGTCTTACGCCGTTGACCTATTCGGTGCGCAACATTTAATCAGCATGAGCTCCACGCCTAGTGGTTCTAATCTTTACATTGATGGTGCACAGGTTGATTCCGGCACCACGTTTACCACAATTCCTAAAGGTCGCACCTTGGTTGTTGGTGCGGCTTACTTGCCTGGCTGGGCTTATTACAATGGCGAGATAAGCCACGTTGCAATCTATGACAAAGAGTTGGCCTACACCGCGATGCTGTTCCACGCCCTTGGCGTTGACGCTTACTATGGCGAAACAATCGCAACAGCTCTCGACGCCGTGGCCCGCTGGTCTGGTGTATCGATCACACACGAGGGTTCAGGTAGTCCACAACTTGTTGACGCCATTGACACAACCGATAAGAAGGCCCTTGACGCTTTGGCCTTGCTGAGTTCTGGTGATGGTGGCGTGCTGTATGACAATGGCTCTGGGCTGTATGCCCGCATCGGTTCAGAATTAAAGTCATCAACGGTTAAGTTGTCATTGGATGTTGAGGCTGACCTGAATGGGTCTGTCACGTTAACGCGCTCAATCACTGATGAAACTGCTGGCGCGACGGTTAGTTCCTATTCGCAGTCAGCTACCTACGTTGACGCGGAGCAAGCGGCATCCATTGGCACCTACGCCAGTGCTGACGCACCTAACCTGTCCGCAGTTGAGTTGCTGGCCATTGCGTCAAACATTGTGGCCGTGGCCAACAACAAGCGACTGTCCGCTGGCCAGGCAACACTCGACCTGGCTAACTGCAACACAGATAAATACGCGGACACGTTGACGTTGAAGATTGGTGACAGGGTTCGCCTAACCAATCTGATCAGCACACAGTTTGGGCGCACCTACCTTGACACCTATGTGCAGGGCTGGTCCGAGTCCTTGAACGCACAGGGCTACACATTCACCTTTGACCTTGATGCCGCTGATGTGCCATCTGAGGCCAAGTTTGATGATGCCACGTATGGACGTTTTGCCGCTGGTGATGGTGTGCTCACATTGACTTCAACTATCACAAGTACTGCCACATCGATCTCTGTGACTTCCACAGGGTTGCCATTGACTGTGACATCTGGGTCTTACCCATTAGACCTTGACCTTAATGGTGAGCGCATCACTGTTGCCTCGGCACCAGCATCCGCAACGTCCCCACAAACTTTGACCGTGACCCGTGGTGTGGCACCGAGCATTGCTCGTGCACACACAGCTGGTGCAGCGGTTGAGGTTTACCTGGCCGGCAAGTTCGCACTCTAACTAGGAGCACCACTCATGGCAGTACCATCGCAGGGAACCGTTGCAGTAGGGGACAAGATCACTGCTTCGCTTTGGAATGATGATGTGCGTGACGCTGTCAACTTTCTGATCAGTCCACCGCGCGTGAAGGTTTACAAGACTGCTAACCAATCTATTGGAACGTCTGGCTGGGCCTGCCTGACGTGGGACGCTGAAGCCTTCGACACTGACACAATGCACGACAACGCGACCGCGAACTCGCGGATCACTTTTACTACAGCCGGCACATACCTGATCACGTTGAATTGTTTTTGGGCAAACAACGCGACTGGTTTGCGTAACCACAAAATAGAATTAAACGGCACAACCACTGAGGGCTCGGGCACTGACATCATTGAGCCTTTTGCTATTGCCCCTGTTGCTGCAACTCACAGCGGTGCAAACATCAGTTTTATTGAAACCTTTGCGGCTAACGATTACATCAATGTTTTTGTTTGGCAAAACAGTGGTGGCGCATTGAACCTGGCTGGCGTCAGTGAGTCACACTCGTCGTTGTCTGCTAATTGGATCGCTTCATAAACCATGAATAATAGAGGGGAAGCGACAATCATGATGAGTGTGGTGGGGGCATTGGCCGCGGGTTCACCATTGGTCGCTGGCGTTGTGCTGACCAGTGACAACGTTGCTGGTGGCGCCATGTTCGTTGTCGCCCTTGTTGTTGGACTGATCAGCATTGGCACTGGTGTGGGCAAACTGTACGCGCGACTGAAGGCACAGGTCGCCGCGAGTATTCGCCGCGATGAGTTGCTTGACGAGATCGTTTCCCGCATGGACCGCATTGAGGTTCGACAGATAGAGATACAGAAAAGGCTTGACCAGCCTCATTGACCGGCAGGCCAGTCAAGGCTGGTCCCCCTTTGACACTTCACCGTGTCCTGGCCTGCCTCATTTTGCACGACCAATCAATCACATCGATGAAGGGATCACTCATGCCTGCATGGGTTCGTTCAGCATTAACTACGTTCATTGTCACGTTCATTGGCCTTGTGCCTGTGACCGCTCTCGTGGGTGGGGACACCACGTGGATCACAGCTGCCGCCACAGCAGCGGTCCTAGCCACACTGCGCACCATTGTCGCAGCCATCGACCCTGGCAATACTTCCTACGGCATCGGTGCCCCTGTTGATGTCCCCGAGTTGGACAGCGTTCAAGACGACGCACCCATTGAGGGCGAGTAATGGCCTGGCACCTTGCACCATCACTGGTGCAACTACGCAACGAGGTTAATGCTCGCTGGCCACGCAGGCCCAAGGGCAGTGACGGCACCGTGGGTGACACCTCGCACTCGGCCCGAACCAGTGACCATAACCCCAACGCTCGCAACAGTGTGAACGCCTTTGACATTACTTACCCAGGTGTTGACCCGAAGGTGATCATTGCCGCGGTGGCTAAGCACCCTGCTGGTAACTATGTCATCTTCAATCGCAAGATTTACAGGCGCAACAATGGGTGGAAGGCTGAACCGTACAGTGGTGCCAGCCCTCACACAACACACCTGCACGTGAGCATTTTGCAGACCGTGGCTGCCGAGCAGTCCAAGGCTAAGTGGCTGGCCACCGCCCCTGTGAGGCCTGTGCGTAAGCCATTGCCGGCCTACCCAGGCAAGTCCGCGTTCCAGGTTCGTGACACGGGCGAGCACATCAAAGTTGTGCAACGCGGCGTGGGCAACAAGGCCACTGGTGTGATGAGTGTTGCCGACAAAAACAAGGTGAAGTCTTTCCAACGTGTGCGACCATTGTTGTGGCCCGCTGATGGTGTTGTCGGACCAAAGACATACAAGGCATTGGCCGGCACCAAAGCAAACAAGCTCATTTACAAGTAGGACCTAGTGCTCGATGAGAGTGGGACTGTATGTCTTTACGTGATGATCTGCGAGACGATACAAACAAACCACCGTGGCAAATCTGCGGAGTGCGCTGGGCCTTAAGCCTGGCCACTGGCCCTGACCTGATGGCACTTGAGTCCGCGATTGAGGGGACCTTAAGTGGGGACAAGATCGCGCTGGCTGTGCGTGATCACCTGAACCTGTCCATTAGTGGTGAGTCGGTTCGCCGGCATCGCCGTGGATCGTGCCGGTGCCCACGATGAGTCTTGCCGATGAGTTGAACAAGGCCAGTAAGAGTGCCCGCATCCTGACCCTTGACATTGAGACCGCACCAATGCTGGTGCACTCGTGGGGATTATGGAATCAAAACCACAGCATCAACCAGATCGTTGACCCAGGCAGAGTCCTATGCTTCGCCGGCAAATGGTACGACGAAAAGAAAGTCCACTTCTACAGTGAGCACCACAACACTCACGAGGAAATGGTCAAGGCCGCGTGGACCATGCTCGATGAGTGCGACATCCTCGTGACCTACAACGGGCCAAGCTTTGACGTCAAGCACCTGCAACGTGAGTTCGTCCTGGCTGGGATGAGTCCACCATCAAAGTTTGAGAACGTTGATCTGCTCAAGGTGGCGCGTGGGCAGTTCAAGTTCCCTAGCAACAAGCTCGACTACGTGGCACAGGCCCTCGGCTTGGGTAGCAAGTTGGCCCATGAAGGTCAAGCCCTGTGGACTGCGTGCCTAGCAGGGGATGACAAAGCGTGGGCACGAATGCGCCGATACAACAAACAGGACGTCATCCTGACTGAGGCCTTGTATGACCGCATGGGTGGCTGGATTAAGTCTCACCCACACATGGGCCTATTCACCCACCAGGCACGCTCCTGCTTCCGCTGTGGGGGCACAGCCCTGACCGCTAATGGTGTGACACGTTCCGCGTCCACAGCGTTCGCCTCATTCACCTGCGATGCGTGTGGTGCACAGTCGCGGGCCAGCACCCGCAAACATGGTGTGACCATGCGTGGTGTGCGATGACTCGACCACGCCTAGTCAAGATCAGTCCCTACACGTGGTCAATCAAGTGGTCACGGCACGAGGTCCTGAAGCATCACCCCAACGGGGATGCCTGCGGTGCCTGCGACATGGAGTCAATGAGCATTGCTGTCGATCCTGGTAGGCATGAGGATTATGCGCGGGCCACACTCCTGCACGAAATCCTGCACGCCTGCATCCGCAGCTCGGACCCCACGCTCGATGACGAGCATGAGGAAACCGTGGTCGCCGCGATGACTGGACCACTACTGTCCATGCTCAGGGATAACCCTGACGTGCTGGACTACCTGATGGACGACGCATGATCTGGGTGTCGTTCCTGTTGGCCGCGGGCAGTATCGCTGGGCTGTATTTTGTGAAACGTAACCCCCGCGTTGGTTGGGGTTGGTGTCTGATCATGGAAGTACCATGGGTGATCTACGCGCTCAGCATTGGTCAGCCAGCATTGGCCGTGTTGTGCGCGTTCTACGCAGCCGTTTACGCCAACAACTTGCGAGGGACTAAATGAAAAACATCATTGATTGTGTGCCTGATTTATCTGAGGCCGTGGACTATCGACCGATGATCACACATGAGTGTGTGTGTGGCTCACCACTGTTCAGGGTGATCTGCGCATTCGCCGACAACGAGATCGCCCAATACTTCCTAGACATGGAGTGCATCGCTTGCGGGTCCAGGTATCACGCACCCACATTGGCCGATGACAATGAGTGACTACGTGGGTGATGGTGGCCCGATCATTGGCCGGCCAGCAGAAGTCTTGGTCCCCGAGGCTGACATCGCTGGGCTAATGGCTGTGCGTGGCTCGGCCTACGGCAGTCCGCTGATCAATCATCAGCGCATCGCTGACTTGTGGTCCGCCTATCTGCGTACTGAGATTAAGCCTGAGCAGGCCGCGATGATGATGGCCCTGCTCAAGGTTGCACGCCTGATTCAATCCCCTGACCACGCGGATTCCATTCACGACCTCGCCGGTTACGTCGAGGTGTACCGCCAGATCATTAACGAGGGGCAGTAACTAGCGCGACTTCATGATGAAGTCCGTGAGGGCGAGGCGCATCACTTCACTGACACTGAGCCCTGTCTGTTCACCGATCTCACGCAACGCATCCCAAATGTCATCGTTGAGGCGAACACTACGGTGCGGGGTTTTGGGTTGATTCGCCATTAGGCAATCCTACCTACACGCTTAATGGGTGGTGTCTTTGACATCTCAACACCAAATGACTCGCCACACTTAGGGCACTGATACCACGACGACATTGTTCCCATTACCAGCTCGAAGCGGCGCGGGCGTTCACACTCACCGCACTGCGTCCTGATCGTAAACTTCATGGCTTGCCTCCCCATCCTTCACCCTTGAACGACACACCAGGCGCCGAGTAAATACGTGTCAATGATTCCTTGCA